GATTACGGCGAAAACGAAATTAAAGAATTAGAAGTCAAAAGAGAAGAAGCTTTTGATAAGTTAAAGGAAAAAAATTATGAGCATTATATTTAGTTTATTAATTAAACGATGGAGGGAAGTAGTAATCCTTCTTTTATTAGGAATTATTTTATTTTTAAGAGGTTGTGGAGAAGATTATGGTGATAAAGAAATAATAAACATCGATGGCGAAGATTTTGAACTAATAGAATCAAAAACTGATACCATATTTGTAGAAAAAGAAGTTAAAGTAACAAAGTATGTACCAAAGTACATTACAAAAGAAGTAATTAAAGAAGTTGAAATACCAGTTGATGTAGATTCACTTGCAATTATTAAAGATTACTTTTCAAAAGTTACAGTTAAAGATACATTAAGTTTAGCATATGATTTCCCAGATGTAGTTACTGATTCATTAGGTAACAAACCGAGTGGAGATTTAGGATTTGGTATTCTTACTGATATTATTTCACAAAACAGAATTGAATCAAGAGAAATAGATTGGTTCTTTAAAATTCCAACTGTTTACAATACTACAATTGTAAAAGAGTTACCAAAAAACGAATTTTATTATGGTTTCGGATTAGGAGTTGACCAAACCAATGGATTAAATAATTTTAGTGGTAATGTTTTATTTAAAACAAAGAAATTAAATATCTATGGTTTAAATCTTGGATTATCAAATCAACTTGGTGAGTATAAACCATTTGTTGGCGGTTCTATGTATTGGAAACTAGGAAAAAAATAAATGGCTAAACAATCTTTAAAAGATATTATAAAACTTGAGTATCAGAAATGTGCTGGAGACCCAATCTACTTTATGAAAAAGTATTGTATGATTCAGCATCCTGTTCGTGGTAAAATACCTTTTCATTTATATCAATTTCAAGAAAGAACTTTAAACGAATTTGCAGAACATAGATATAATGTTATCCTTAAATCTCGACAAACAGGTATCTCTACCTTAACTGCGGGATTTTCACTTTGGAAAATGTTATTCAATCAAGATTTTAACGTATTAGTAATTGCAACTAAACAAGAGGTTGCTAAAAACTTGGTAACAAAGGTTCGTGTAATGAACCAATACCTTCCAAGTTGGTTAAAACAAAATACAGTAGAAGATAATAAACTATCTTTGAGATACTCAAATGGTTCTCAGATAAAAGCAACTTCTGCAGCAGGTGATGCTGGTCGTTCTGAAGCACTATCCCTTTTAGTATTTGATGAGGCAGCGTTCATTGATAAGATTGAAGATATATGGGTTTCGGCACAATCAACACTATCGACTGGTGGTAATGCAATTATACTTTCAACACCAAATGGTGTCGGAAATTTCTTTCACAAAACTTGGGTAGGTGCAGAAGAAGAAACTAATACATTTAATCCAATTAGATTACATTGGAGTGTACATCCTGAAAGAGACCAAAGTTGGAGAGATGAACAAGAAGTTTTATTAGGAGTTAAAGGAGCAGCACAAGAATGTGATTGTGATTTTGTATCTTCTGGTGATACTGTGATAGACCCACAACTTCTTATGTTTTATAAAGAATCATTTGTACAAGAACCAATGGAAAAGACGGGATTTGATGGAAACCTTTGGAAATGGGAATATCCAAACTATAATAAATCTTACATGGTTGTAGCCGATGTTGCCAGAGGAGATTCAGCAGATTATTCTGCGTGTCATGTTATTGATATAGAAGAATCATCTCAAGTTGCAGAATACAAAGGTAGATTAGATACAAAAGATTTTGGAAACTTTTTAGTTTCTTTATCAACTGAATATAATAATGCATTACTTGTAGTTGAGAATGCAAATATTGGTTGGGCAGTTATACAACAAGTAATTGATAGAGGATATGGAAATCTTTTCTATATGAGTAAAGATTTAAAGTATGTAGATGTTGAAAATCAAATACATAATAAATACAATAGAGAAGAAAGAGGATTGACTGCAGGTTTTAGTACAACTTCCAAAACACGACCTTTGATTATATCAAAGTTGGAACAATATATCAGAGAAAAATCAGTAACTATTCGTTCATCAAGAACTATTGATGAATTGTTTACTTTTATATGGAGAGGAAACAGAGCAGAAGCTATGAGAGGTTATAATGATGATTTAACAATGTCATTATCAATCGGACTATGGGTTAGAGATACTGCTTTGAGATTAAGACAAGAAGGAATTGACCTAACCAAACAAGCATTAGGTGGTATTGGTGCACATCAATTGGATGTTGCAGGAATGGGATTTGGTGGAAATGCTCAATTAGAAGAAAATCCTTGGAAAATGAGGGTAGGGGATTCAAATGAAGATTTAACTTGGTTAATTAAATAATTATATATTTATAATATAAGGAGAAATAACTATGATATCATTAAAAAATTTACTTAACGAAGAGATACACACAGAAGAATATACTGTGGAAAATTACCACGATATAAAAGAATTTTGTGAATTCATGAAAGAATACAAATCTGATGTGAATGAAGCTGAGTATCAAGGTAGAACAGTTAAACTTGGGAAACCGATGCAAGGTGATGTTAAAAAATTTAAGGTATATGTCAAAAACCCACAAGGTAACGTTGTAAAAGTTAACTTTGGACATGGAGGAAGTTCAGCAAAGAAATCAGGAGAAAAAACAATGTCAATTCGAAAGAATAATCCAGATGCAAGAAAAGCATTTAGAGCTAGACACAATTGTGATTCACCAGGACCAAGACACAAAGCAAGATACTGGTCTTGTAGAAAATGGTAAAATAAAAACAAATAAAGGTTATAACATAAATTAGGAACAAAATGGCAGATACTTCATTTTTTGGTAGATTAACGAAACTCTTCAGAGCTCAGGCAGTTGTTACTGTTGATAAAGAGGGTAAGAGACGAGTTTTCGATACTGATGAAAGACAACAAACAAATCTATCCTCGTTAAGAGATAGATACACAAAACTACAAAAAAGTTTTTATGAACAAGCAGGTGGTGCACAATCAATGGCATACCAACAAGTTCGTAGAGAAGTTTTTAGAGATTACGATGCAATGGATAACGACCCGATATTAGCATCAGCTCTTGATATATATGCAGATGAATCAACTCTTAAAAATGAATTCGGAGATACTTTAGGAATTGTATCAGATAATGAAAAGGTTCAAGAAATATTAAGAAACTTATTTTATGATATTCTTAATATTGAATTTAATCTTTGGCCATGGACAAGAAATATGTGTAAGTATGGAGATTTCTTCTTAGGTTTAGAAATTGCTGAAGGTAAGGGTATTGTTAACGTAACACCTCATTCAGTTTACAACACAGAAAGATTAGAAAGAACAGACCCTTCGAATCCAAATTCAGTAAAGTTTAAAATTACTGAAGACCCTAATGGAAAAGAAGAATACGAAAACTTCGAAATCGCTCACTTTAGATTATTAGCAGATACAAACTGGTTACCATATGGTAAATCAATGATTGAAAATGCTAGAAGATTATGGAAACAATTATCTCTTATGGAAGATGCAATGTTAATTCACAGAATCATGAGAGCACCAGAAAAAAGAGTATTTAAAGTAGATATAGGAAATATTCCTCCAACTGAGGTAGATAACTATATGCAAAGAATTATGAACAAAATGAAAAAAGTTCCTTTTGTTGATAGAAATACTGGTGATTATAACTTGAAGTACAATATGCAAAATCTAACTGAAGATTTCTACTTACCAGTTAGAGGTGGTGATAGCGGTACATCCATAGATAACCTTTCAGGATTAGAATATGCAAGTATTGAAGATATTGATTATTTAAAAAATAAATTATTTGCAGCTCTTAAAATTCCAAAAGCGTATTTAGGTTATGAAGAACAAGTAAGTGGTAAGGCAACTTTAGCTGCAGAAGATGTAAGATTTGCAAGAACAATTGAAAGAATTCAAAGAACAGTAATTTCAGAATTATCAAAAATTGCTATTGTTCATTTATATGCACAAGGAATAACAGATTCAGAAATGACTAACTTTGAATTACAGTTAGTAAACCCATCGTTTATTTACGAACAAGAAAAATTAAACTTGTGGAGTGAAAAAATTAGATTAGCTCAAGATATTCAATCTCTTAATATGTTATCTAAAGATTGGGTATATGATAATGTATTTAAATTATCAGATGGTGAGCAAGATGAACAAAGAGTTCAGATGTTAGATGATTTAAAAGATAGATACAGATTCCGTTCTATTGAAGATGAGGGAAATGACCCTGCACAAGAAGATGAAGAACCAGATGATATTGAAGAATCTTTGGAAAGATTAAAACAAGAAATCAAAGATAAAGGTGGTAGACCAAGAGAAGGTGGAACTTATAAAAAAGATAAATCTCCATTTGGTAGAGACCCATTAGGTGATAAAGAAAGAAAGGGTGCTAAAAAGAACACAACTTCTGAGGAAAAAGCTGCAAAATATATCAGCGGGATTTCATCAAAACGAAAGTATTTACACGAACTAAAAAGTATGTTAGATGAGGAAAACCTCATTAATGATACCGAAAATTAATTTATCTTTTATATTTTTATATTTATAATAAGAGAAAATTTACTATATCATAATTGGAAAATAGACAAATGAAAAAAATAAAACACTCGAAATTTAAAAACACAGGATTCTTATTTGAACTTCTGACAAGACAAATTACTTTAGAGGTAATTAATGGAACAGAAGAAAAAGCAAAGAATATTATGGCTGAATTTTATGGAAAGGGTTCAGAAATCTCTAAAGAATTAAGATTATTTAATTTATTAATTAATGAAAAATACAGTACAGATACAAAAGCAGAAAAGTTTATATCTGCTATATTAGAAGCTCATGGTAAGATTGAATATAAAAAACTACAAAGAGAAAAGTACAATTTAATAAAATCAATAAAAGAAAACTTTGAAATTAATAACTTCTTATCTTCTCCTGTAACTAACTATAAAATACTAGCTTCAATACATAAATTATTTGAAGGAAAAAAATTAGATGTTTTAAATGTAAAAGATGTGTTTAATGCTAAAGAAACATTAGTAGAACACATATCTGCTTCCAATGGTAATAAGAGTAATACTTCAAAAACAGATAAGTTAGTAGAAGATTATAAAAAACAAGAAAAAGACCTCAGATTGTTGACATATAAAATTCTTGTTGAAACTTTTAACAAAAAATATACTTCTCTAGATGATTCACAAAAAGGTTTATTAAGAGAGTATATTAACAATGTAACTAATACATCAAAGTTCAACGAGTATTTTGAATCAGAATTAATCAAAACTATTACCGAATTGCATACTATGTATAAAGGTATTAAAGATAAGATTACTAAAATAAAGTTGAGAGAAACTATAAATGTTTTAAAAAAGCAAAAGATTGGTAAAAAAATTACTGATTCACAAGTTTCGGCTTTAATGATGTCTTATGAGTTGATTAAGGAGATAAAAAATGTCAATGGAACTAAATCTTAATAAATTTTTAGAAGAACTTATCCAAGAAGTTGAAAAAGAATTGGATGAAGCAACTGCAACAGGTAATGTGGCTGGGTATAATGTACCTGGTGCATTTTCTAATGGTGGTGCTAAAGATAAGAAACGTAAGAAAAAGATTTCAACTCAATTTGGTATGAAGATAGTTGGTAAGATGGATGAAGAATCAGTAAACGAAGCTAAAGTAAAAAGACCAGTAAATCGTTGGTTAGAATTAAAAAACGATGAAACAATGCATCCTCACAAGAAGATGGCAATGGGTCTAAAAGAACTTAAATATCAGTTAAGAGAAACTGAAAAGTTTTTTAATTGGTACAATAAGATTAAAACAATGAATGAATTGGATTCCAATCAGTATTGGAAAAGAACAAACACTCATATTTATAAGAT